CTTTATGCTATCCCATAGTTCGTGTAGGAAACTAATATCATGATTCATCGATTGCGTCCTCCATAGGGTCGATTACATCTGGTTCGTCGATCATGTCTTCGTCAACTTCTGCAACTTCTGGAATCATATCCCATTCGTCGATAATGACTTGTAACTTATCGCTTGTCCAGCCTTTCCTGAACTCTTTAATCTCCTCACCTGTTACAGGGGAAATATAAGATAGTTTGTTACCAACTTTAGTAAGTAGACTTTTCTGTTCTAGCATTTCTACTAAGCCACTATAAGGGTCCATTCCGCTTTCATATGGAATCTTGATTTGCACACCTTCAAAAGGTTTGCTGTATCTAGACTTCATAACTTTACATGCGGCACGAATACCTTGTACTGTAGAAACTTTGTTTCCGTCTAAGTCTTCTTTAAGTTTTAGTTTACGCATAGCAACAACAATACTTGATGCATAGATAAAGCCTTGACCACCACTGATTTTATCATCTGGGTCAAACATATCTTGTGAAGCGTATGTATGGTTAGTTGCAACAATACCTACTGGGAATGGTGCAATTTGGTTAACCATGTTACGCACTAGGGCAGTTAGGGCCTTTGGCTTTCTACCCATATCACCTTTCATATCACCTTTTTCAAATTGTGCTACATCGGTTGGTGTAAGTAACATTCCTAAACTATCAATAACAAATAACAATTTAGGCATTTCGTCATACTCTAAATCACCGTAGTTACTTTTATAGTCTTTCATAAAGTCACTTAATGTTTTAGCAACATCATCAATCATGCTAACACTAATCTTCAGAAGTTTTTCTGGAGTAGTATCTACATCTAATGCTTGTAGCCAATCTTCATCGAGTGCGTTCTCAGAATCAAATAATACAACTTGGCATCCTTGATCCTGAGCTGCCTTTACAATGTTACCGGAACAGATAAAACTTTTACCTGAACCTGACTCACCTGCAAAAACACTAACTTTTCCTAATGGAATACCTCTTCCGAAGTCTCCACTAATTAAATAGTTAAGTGTGTGGTTTCCTGTACTGATCCAATCTTTAGGATCATGGAAGCCTGCACTAATTCCACTAATGGATTTAGTGACAGACGTCCTGAACTTTGTTAAGTCAAATGGTTTTTGCATATTAGTCTCCTTAAGAACGGTTTCTAATCATATTTAGAATATCATCAGCACTTGCATTACTTGCAGGAGCAGCCGCTTCCGCTACTGGCTCTGGAGCCGGTGCAGGTGCAACTGGTGCCGCTGTTTCTACTACTGGAGCCGCTGTTTGAGCTACTGCTGGTGCAACTGGTGCAACTGGTGCTGCTACAGGTGCTGCCGCTTGTGCAGGTGCTGTAGTTGTTTGTAAACCAGGTGCTGGTGCATTTGCAGGAACTTCAACGCCATATGGCTTGTAGAAGTTACCCCATTTTGCTGGATCATATAATTCACCATCTACTGATGCTGCGAACATTTCGCTAATTGCATTATAGTGATCAGCTGTAGGTTGTGCTGGTAAGTAATCTTTAAGATTATGTAAACCATGTGTGTCAATAGATGCAAGTTGAGTTTCATCTAGTGAACTCTCTTTACGAGCCCATTTAGAAGTACTGTAATCAGCATATTGTCCTTTGGTTGTTTTACTAACACGGAAGTCAGAACCATTAAGGTAATCTGTTGGAATGTTTTCCATATCCGGGTCCATTAAAGATGCTTTAATGATATTGAAGATTTGAGGTGAAATTACAAATCTACGAATTGGGTTTTCAGGTGCTGTTTCGTTCAATGGATTATCTGTAACAAAACCGTTAAAGATATATGAACGTTTTTTCCAGTACTTACGACCCATGTCTTCTAAACTTGGATCTTTGAACCAAGGACGTACTTCAGTTAGTACTGGACATGTTTCGCCATACATTTCACCGCAAGGTACTTGTACAGTTACTGGTTTATTTTCTCCGCCTACTACACCTGGGAAGGTGAGACGAATCATTTGTCGCTCTACCCAAAAGAAATCGTTAGTAGTATCAGCATCAGGTAAGAACCTAAGTGTAGCTGAAGTACCTTCGTCGATATTCCAATGTGGATAAATTGCGTTGTCGCTCTGTTGAGAGCTGTTTGAGTTTGAACCTTTCGATTCCATTGCCGAGAGCTTTGCTCGGATTTCTGCTAATGAGGCCATGATGTTTCTCCTATGATTGCCATGTTTGCCATATGTGTTACTTGCATAAGTGCTCGTAACTGGGTTTATTATACTTGCCTAGATAAAGAAAGTCAACCGTTTATTTTGTATTAAATGTTGACACATTTTTCTTTAACATGTTTATTTATGAAAAAACCCGCACTAGGCGGGTTTAAAATGGATATCTACTCTATGAAACAAGTCTATCGCTTGTTTATCACTAGAAGTGATGTGGACTTACTCTACACTAAGTGACGCTTCACAGCGTTTCTTATTATAATATATCGTATTGCTCTAAGAAGTTTTCGTACTCTTCGCCTAAGTCTTTGCTTTCAACTGTAGGTGTATTTGTGTTTGCACCAAGTAAACAACTCTTAATTGTGCCATACTCAAATTGGTTTAACTGACCACCTGATGTAATTTTCTTACTAACACTTTGTAAGTATTCAGACAGTTTGGTATCGTTTGCAGAAAAACTTAACTGATTAACTTGGTGTCCTAGTCTTGCTTCTGGTGTAGCAAAGTCTACTAAGTCGTTTTCTTGTAGTAAGTTTTTTAAGTTTGCAAAAGATTCTTTAGCAACTGCTTTTGTAATATAACTTTCAAATGCTGTTTTCTTAAGTGATAAAGACTTTAGTTGTCCTAACACATTACCAACTTTGTCATCAAAATGCGATACTGTAAACTTATTTCTTAATTCTGCATCATCATCTTCTGAAAGCTCAACTGCTGTTGCAGATAAGTTTTCAATTGTTGTTTCGTATGTTTTAGCACCACTTAGTTTCTTAAATGTATTTTTAATGTTTTCGATGTTCTCTACTGCTAGTTGTACATACTCTGCATTATCTTCGTTCATGATCTTTGCTGTTCTAACATAGTTTACAAATTCTCTGAGCTTCTTAAGGTCTTGTGCCATTTCAATAATGCTACTAGCCTGTTCATCAAATACTTCACCACCTTTTTGCACATGGCGAGCCATTGCTCTAGCCATTGCTAAATTGTTTTCAGGTAGTTTAAATCTTTCATCGCCACGTTGTATAAAGATACTGTGTATGTTTCTGCTTCTAGAACCACGCACTTCTTCATTAACTGCTTTCTTATGTTTAACAACAATCTTTACATTGTCTAAAGATTGATAACTTGTTTTGCTAGACCCTGACATTGTGTCGAATCCTTCTTTAATATCTGCCATGTCTCTCTCCGCTTGTTTTGCGATATCCTGTTTCTCTCCTACAGCCTTAATTTTTTTACCAAATATCTTATAGTCGAATTTCATTAAGTAGTCTTGTGCAACATCTTTTAACATTGTTCTCACTTTATGTTCACTTAAATCTTCGCTAGTATTCAATACCATTGTTGTTGTGGCTGGGTCTAACCTAACTAAAATATTAGGTTCAGTTACAACAAAACGTGTTGCTTCTGTTGGGTCTATAACCTGCTTGCCATCTGCACTAAAACTGTCTACGCCGAAGCCAAACCCTTTTAGTATGTTAAATGTTTTTTCTGCTATAACTGGGATATTTACGCTCATAATACTATTTATCTATTTAGAGGAATCCAACTGGCAACGGTGCATCGCCTTCATCGTCATAATCATCATTATCTACAATACCACTGTTGACAACACTGTAAACAGCATCTTCAAATGTACTAATATAGTTAATCATTCTCACATTGAGCATCATAGCCATAACTAAGTCATCCATTTCGCCTGGCTTAGCCTTAAAACTATTACCCCTAGACACAAAGTTCTTTAATTCGCTGATTAATACTTTACTCTTAATGTGTATTCTATCTTGTTCTAGCAAACGTTTAAAGTTTAAACATGCTTCCATTTTGCTTCTGTGCCCTGTGTGGAAACCTTTACGTCCACGTTTACCTGCAACCTTTTTAGGATCATGCAAGAAATCACCTGGGAAGTTTTCTTCGCCTGTGTCTCTGATAACCACAAGTGCCGCTTCACCGATAGTATTATTCTCAACTGTCCAGTATAAATTTTTACAACCAACATTCTGCAAGTATGTTAACATTTCCATTAACATTCGCATTTGTCCTTCTACTGGTGTTCTGTTATGTGCCCATTCGCCTACTTGCGTCATTGTAGAAACATCCATAACTTGTATAGCCGCATTGTCGCCGCCTGTACCACTACTTGGGTCTAATGTTAAACTATATATGTGCTGTGGATTAGGCTTTTCGTACCAACGAGCTTCTCCCATTTTACCTATAGGGTCAACGCCTCTCATTTCAACTAACTGTAGAGGACTAATAAGTGTTTCATCATATATGATAAATTCACATTCATGTTCTCGTCTAAATCTTTCCTCACCAATCCTTGCTCGTTCTGCTGATGCCCAATCATCATCACGCTCAGGATGAGCTACCCATGTTGACAAGTAGCCTTTAAATCCATTACGACCTACATCTTGTTCGTTGCCGTACTCGTCGAATAACTTGTTTGCTTCTGCCCATATAAGTGCAAAGGTATCGTCATCACTGTTTGGTGTACTTGTTACAATACAAGCACCACCTGTACTTAGTGTAGGAGATAGTGCTGTCCAAAACTCTTTAGCAATACGTGGAGGTACAAACGCAAACTCGTCTAAGTAAATAAGTGTTAAGGACATACCACGTCCAGTATTTTCAGTTGTTGTAGTACTTACAATACGACTACCATTATCAAAGGTAATGCTACCTTTATTGTATTCTGTAACACCTGCTCTAATATGATCAGGAGCACATTCGTATGCATAACGAACTCGTTGCATAATTTCACTAGCACCGGACTGCTTATGAGCCGCTACTAGTATTGTACTGTCTGGTTTGAACATTGCAAACCAAAGTAAGTAACCTGCCGCTACAGTGGTTTTACCCATCTGTCTGCCCAGCATGTTAATACTAAATCTGTTGTTGTTATAGTTTTCTATTAAGTCTAACTGATAGTCAAATGGTTCGAAGTCTATGCCACCTCTTGTAGGATGCTGTATACGCATATGGTTAACCATAAAGTATAATGCGCCTGTATCGGGTTCAGCACAGTTTTTAAAGTCACGTAGAGTTTCAGGTGTATATGCTACTTTAGCATAACCTTGTTTAATAAGACTGGAATCTACTGTTCCTCTAGCCATTGTTAGTTCCTAAATAGTTATGTTCTGTAGCATAGTCGAAAATTCCTTGTGCAATTTTCTTATGTCCTTCAATACCAGGATGTCCATTATAAGATGCTGGATCAGGGTCAACTATGTCTGTACCGTTAAACTTTTTGTTTGAGATTACTCGCGGTCCTAACTTTTCAGATATGCCGCCTAGTATTCTTCTAGTACCAAGTGTTCTGCCATTTACCCACCAAAACAAATAATCAATATTATTATCTTCGAAGTATTTTATCCCTCTAGATAGGTGCATAACGCAATCTGTAACAAATTTCCATATTTCTTTTCTACTTGCTACACTAGTCATTTCAAAAGGATACCACATCTTTACTTCGTCATAGTATTTTTGTAGTTCGCTTTCTGGTATATCAGACATTGCTATTTCTTCACCGTGTTCTTGTAGGGTATTGCTATCCATATACCTACGCATGAAGTATAACGTTAATTCTAATATATTGTCACTTGCTGGAAATGATACTGGTTGTACATCATTTCCATCTTTATCTTTAATTTGTTGCCACTGTCTATATCGTGCTGTTGTAAGCTCTATAACAACATTTAAATTATCCAGAGAACCATATTTTTGCTTGTATGCTTCACAGAACTCTATGGTTTGATCTACTGAGGATTGAGGGGGTTTGCCGTTATAGCAATGCTTGTATAATTGATCAGTACCAAGCATATCTGCTAAAAAATTAGCATAACTAGGTGCAGGGGTAACAAATTTTAAATCTGCGTACTTTTCATTCCATCCAGTTGCATAACTGGAGCCGTTAACATATAAATCTGACATGCAGATATTTATCAGCGAATGAGTTTGGCCTTCAAGGTATCGCGGAGTCTATCAATGATTGTTTGCTTATTAGTGGTGTATGCAGGGTCTTCTTTACTATCATCTGCACATGTATCACACTCTTCGCCATCTTCATGATCATGATCTGGGTGTACAATTACTGCTGTTTCTGGTTCTTCGTCACCTGATACTTCTGCTTCTGGTTCTTCTGCTTGTGGTTCTTCTTGCTTAGGTAATGTAATGCCTGCTAGTCTTAAAACGTCATGTAGTTCTTGCATACTTGAAGCATTTGCACTAACTGTTACAGTAGCATCGCCTTTAGACTTAGTTTTGCTGTAACTTACATTCTCTCTTTCTTCTTCTTGATCAGGAATGCCATAAGCATCGCCCATCCCTGGCATCATACCTTCCATTAAACTTAATAATTTTTTGTTCTCGTCGTGGTTATTCATTATACTTTCCCGTTACTGCCTTGCTGCTGATTGACTGATGTTGTCAGCTTCTTTGGATTGCTCACCTGTGCGACCCATGTTAGGCTGGCTCATCATATCGTCATGCATTTGTCTTAAGTCATCACCCATCATTTGAGATTTTGTTGGGTAGTTAGTAAAGTAATCTGCACCTTTTTCTGCTTTAAGTTTTTGTAACTCTGCTAAAAACTTAGTGTTGTATGCTTCGCCAAATAAGTCAAAGTCTTCAATTTGTGCGTTTTCGTTTTCGTAATGATCGAAATTTTCTTGTGCTAATTCTGCTTCATCTTCGTTTACCACTCTTCCGTCATCTCTTTCTTTACGCTCTGCAGCCATATCGCTTTCGATTCTTCTTGGGTCGTTAACACCGTAGCATAATACTCTACTGTGATCTAAACCTAAGTTAACTGCTAACC